GTGTGAGTGAAAAGAATAATCCTTATGTTTACAAGACAACAAAGTCGAAACTCAAGCTTGATGAGCCTTTGAAATCGCCAAGAGATCAGCTTAACGATGCAATAGAATCTGGTAAAGAATACGTCGCTGCATCGACTTCTATGCTGCATACTCCGCTTATCAGTTTATTTAAGAAAAAGAAATAATGTAAGGGGTTTTGATATGTATTTCTATAATTCAAAAAAAACGATTATATAATTCATTATACGGACAGTGCGAACCGATATAAAAAGTATAAATATATAGCTAAAATTGATTTGGGCAATGGCGTTTATAGATATTTTTATGATCAAGATGAGTGGGATGCTTATAAAAAGCGTGCTCAAAAACAAGCCGACAAAGAATATAATAAGGCCGTCTATGAGTATGAACGCACGCTTAGACAATATAACGGTAATACGTCAACCGATAAGTATAACAGATCACATGCTTGGGATGATAAATACGACGCGATGAAAGCCCGAGAAGCTAAATATCTTGCTTTGGAAAAAGCTACAAAACAAGAATACTCAAAGCTGGATACGATTGCTAATACGGTACGTGATGGTGCTGAGTTTGTTTCAAATAACCTAAATTCAACGATAAAGACAGTTGGAAATACTGTTAAACGTAAATTTAAAAAATAACTTCCTTATGACAAAATTCACATAGAAAAGGAGGAGATCGCCTCAAAATGGCTATAGTCGATAGACTGAAGAACGCTTGGAACGCGTTCCGAAACCGAGACCCTACTCTGGATTACAGTCCGGATGTGGGGTCTGCTTATTATTATCGCCCAGACAGAGTTCGAATGAAATATGGCACGGATCGTACCATCATAGCTGCAATATTTAACCGTATTGCTTTGGATGTGAGTGCAACGACCATAATCCATGCAAGACTCGACGATAAAGGGCGAATGATGGAGGAAATAAAAGACGGCTTGGACGAATGTTTGACGCTTAGTGCGAATAAGGATCAGACCGGCCGAGCTTTTATGCAGGACCTCGTGCTTTCGATGTTCGATGAGGGCGTTGTGGCAGTACTTCCGATAGATACGAATAACGGCGGACCGTTTGTTACCGACGGTTATGACATATTGTCAATGCGCGTCGGTAAAATTATGCAATGGTACCCGGATTACGTGGATGTGGAAGCATATAATGACCGAACCGGACAAAGAGAAACGATGCGATGGCCGAAGCGAGCGGTGGCTTTAATTGAAAATCCGTTTTATGCGGTTATGAATGAGCCAAATAGTACTTTGCGGCGGCTTAGCTATAAGATGGGTTTGCTCGACTCAATTGACGAACAAAGCTCATCCGGTAAGCTCGATATGATTATTCAGTTGCCTTACGTTATAAAAAGTGAAGCCCGCAAAGCACAGGCGGAACAAAGACGCAAGGATATTGAGGAACAACTATCGGGCTCCAAGTATGGCATTGCGTATACGGACGGCACGGAGAAAATCGTGCAGCTTAATCGAAGTCTTGAAAATAATCTCCAAGACCAGATCCAAGACCTTACTACTCAGGTATACAGTCAGCTCGGAATGACGCCGGAGATACTAAACGGCACGGCATCGAACGAAGTTATGACGAATTATCTGAATCGCACGGTCGAGGTGATAGTTTCGGCGATTGCAGACGAGTTTAAACGCAAATTTCTCAGCCGAACGGCACGTAGCCAGAACCAGACAATCTATTATTTCCGAGATCCGTTCCGCTTTATTACGGTCGATAAGGTGGCTGACATTGCTGATAAGCTTACTCGTAATGAGATATGCTCGTCGAACGAGATTAGACAAATTCTCGGCATGAAGCCTGCTGATGACCCGAGAGCAGATGAGCTGAGGAATAAGAACTTGAACGAAGCCAAAGATGCTGCCGAGCCTGTGAATCTTAACGAGGAAGAGAATGTTAATTCTGATGAAGAAGAGCCTTCCGAACCTCAAAATGAAAACGAAGGCGAAGAGTTGACAATGGCTGAACAGGTTAGACAAGTTTTTGAAAGTAGGAGGTGATATGGCATGAGCTACAGCGTGAGTGGAACAACGATAAAGTTGACGCGCGGTGATACTTGCGCCATTAAAATTTCTATTTTCAATAGTGACGGAACGCCCTATGAAATCCAGGAGGGTGACTCGATTAGATTTGCCATGAAAGCAAGCTACACTGATGACGAAGCTCTCCTCATAAAGGATATTCCTACGGATACTATGACTCTGGTTTTAGAGCCAGACGATACAAAACCTTTCGAGTTCGGTAGATATGTTTACGACATACAGTTGACGACGGAGGGCGGAATCGTATCAACATTTATTACCAAATCTTTCTTGCGATTAGAGGAAGAGGTGGAGTAAATGAGCGATATTGCTTCCAATACCCTACCAATAATTAACGGTACTATAAGTGATACATTTGATCTCGCTGGTACTATAAGTGATGCGCTTAATCTTTCTGGTAAACTTTCGGTTGGAAGTATAACCGAGTATCCGCTTTATGAAGGTGATTATGAATTTGTATCCAAGGCGGACATTGATCAAACTGTTGCTACTAAAAATCGTGTTTTAACGAGAGACATAGTAATAGAAAAAATCGAGTACATTGAGTCCAGCAACACGAGCGATGGATTGACTGTATATATTGGATAGGGAAGAGGTGAAAAACGTGGCTGAAAAAGTTATTAATAAAGTTATTTATGGTGGTAAAGTTCTTATCGACTTGACGCAAGACACGATTACCGCTGCGACACTTCTCTCTGGAGCGAAGGCCCATGGCGCAGATGGCAATGTAATAACTGGTACTTGCGACTATGATGTTAATTCAGCAGATGCGACCGCTTCGGCAAGTGAAATTTTAAGTGGTAAGACTGCTGCTGTTAAAGGCGCTATTGTGACTGGCACAATGAAAAATAACGGAGCGGTCGAAGCTTCGTTATCCTCATTGACTGAAGCATACATCATACCGCTTGGTTATCATGATGGCTCCGGCAAAGTGACGATAAGTGCCACAGAGCAGGCTAAACTAATCGCGTCAAACATACGTGAGAACGTGACAATACTCGGCGTTACTGGAACGATGTCTGGTACTGAAGATGTTAATGCTCAGGCCAAAGAGGTAACCCCTGCAACTACTGCTCAGGAAATTTTACCAGATACGGGTTACAATTATTTGAGTCAAGTTACGGTTGCGGCGATACCGTATTCGGAAGTTGAGAATACTCAGGGCGGGCTAACTGCCACGATAGCTGGCTGATTAGGATCGTGATTATGTATGACGTACAATAAAGTTATTTATGGTGACAAGATACTAATCGATTTGACTCAAGACACTGTCACTGCGGATACCTTATTGGATGGTGTCACCGCTCATGCCGCCGATGGAACGGTGATTACTGGCACATATAAAGGTAATCCGAATGATGAAATAGATAGAATTTTAGTTGTCGGACTTACTGCCGGAAACATCACAAGTTCGTCTGGGCTTACGGGTTATACGCTTGTAAAGACATTTAGTAATGACGGAAAAACTGTGACAACTGTACAATACAATAACGACGGTACTGAGTTAGGAAGAACTGTTAAAACTTATGTCGATGGTGAAAATACGATTAGTGTAACTGATCCGTCCGGTCGAGTTCTAACAAGAACGATAGATCCTGATACAGCTGATACTACTGTTATTTTTAAAGATACTGACGGAACTCAGCTCGGAAAACTGACGAGTGTGCATTCCGACGATTTAAAAACTGTGACAATTAATGTTGTTTACGGCGAGTAAGAACTTCAAAATGAAATCCATTGAGGTGAGATGTTATGGCAAAAACCTATGATTTTGCTGGGTATGTCACCAAAAATAACATCCGTTGCAATGACGGTGTTATCATCCGTAAAGATGCGTTCAAGGATCAGGATGGTGCTACTGTGCCGCTTGTGTGGCAGCATAATCACGACGATCCTGAAGCTGTCATTGGTCACGCGGTTCTTGAAAACCGACCCGACGGTGTATACGGATATGTAAAGCTCAACGACACGGACGGTGGTAGAGCCGCCAAAACTATCGTTGAGAATGGCGATGTTACTAGCATGTCTATTTGGGCTAACAATCTTAAACGCGCTGGAATGAATCGTAGAGATATTGTTCACGGTGTTATAAGAGAAGTTAGCCTTGTTCTTTCTGGTGCGAATCCCGGTGCTCTTATTGAAGCGACTAATGTCGTTCATGATGGAAGCGCTGAATGGGATGAGGGGATTATCTACACCGACGGTGTTGTGCTTTCGAATGATATTCCCGACGAGATAGAGCATAGTTCTACAAAGTCTGACGCGGAGGAAAAGAAAAAGGACGAGGAATCCAAAGAAACCCCTCCCGAAGAAACCAAACAAGAGTCTTCAGATGAAGAAGACAAAGAAAGTGAGGATAAACAAATGGCTGAGGAAAAGAAGACTGCCGGTGAGAAGACCATTGGCGAGATAATCGACACTATGAACGAAGAGCAGAAAAATGCTATGTATGCTCTTATTGGCGAGGCGCTGCAGAATGGCGCCGACGATGACGAGGAGGAAGACAAAGTGAAACACAATGCGTTTGAGGATTATGAGACTCAGCAGAACGGTTATGCTACTGATGGCGATGTGATAAGCCACGATGCAATGGAGGAGATTCTGAAAGACGGTAAGCGTTACGGCAGCCTCCGCGAGAGTGCTCATCAGCATGGTTATGACGATATCAGCTATATCGCTCATGCTGATACTGCGACCTATGGTATGACCAACACCGACTATCTGTTCCCTGAGTTCAAGAATGTTACTGCCACTCCGACTTTTATAAGTCGTAACATGGAGTGGGTTGACGCACTTATGAATACTGTGCGCCGCACTCCGTTTAGTCGCATCAAGAGCCTGCACGCCGATGTTACTGCCGACGAGGCTCGTGCTCTGGGCTATGTGAAGGGTAAGCTAAAGAAAGAGGAAGTATTTGAGCTTCTGAAGCGTACCACCGATCCTCAGACTATCTATAAGAAGCAGAAACTCGATCGCGACGATGTGGTTGATATTACTGATTTCGACGTAGTGGCCTGGATTAAGGGTGAGATGCAGGTCATGCTCAAGGAGGAGATAGCTCGCTGCGTTCTGCTTGGCGA